CTATCATGAAATAGTTAGAAAAACGATCATATCGTTTGGAACTTTGTTTAATGAAATTTTTATTCGTCACAAAAATTCAAGTGGAAACACATATAGTGAAATGAAAGTTCCTTTAGCATATGGACCTTCTCAAAAGTTTCTTGCAAGATTAGAGCAACAAGCAGATTTAAATAAACCAATCGCAATTACTTTGCCAAGAATGTCATTTGAAATGACATCTATTCAATATGACTCTTCAAGAAAACTTGGTGTAACACAAACATTCAAAGCATCGGATGGAACAAATTTAAAGAAAGTTTTTATGCCTGTTCCTTATAATATTGGATTTGAATTAAATATATTAGCAAAGTTGAATGATGATGCCTTGCAAATCGTTGAACAAATACTACCATACTTCCAACCATCTTTTAACTTAACACTTGATTTGGTGAGTTCTATTGGAGAAAAAAGAGATATACCAATAGTATTAGATTCAATGAATTTTCAAGATGATTACGAGGGAGATTTTGCAACAAGAAGAGCATTAATATATACGTTAGGATTTACAGCAAAAACATATTTGTTTGGACCTGTACCATCATCTTCATCAGGAATCATCAAAAAAGTTCAGGTTGACGTTGCTGCTGATACAAACACAAAAACAGCAAAACGTCAAATGAGATATACTGTAGAACCAGATCCAGTTACAGCAGGTCCTGATGATGACTTTGGATTTAGTGAGACTACTTCATTCTTCTCAGATGGAAAATCATATAGTCCCACACAACAAAAAGATGTATAATCATGGATAATCAAAACTCTGAAAATAAAATCGTAAACGTAGATGCAACACCTGTGGATAAAGGACAGTTGCAGAAAGTTGAAGATGTAGAAAAAGATTATTCATACACAAGAGGTCAATTATATTCACTTATTGAAAAGGGTCAGGAGGCAATCAATGGTATTATGGAACTTGCTGGTGAAAGTGCAAGTCCAAGAGCATATGAAGTTGCAGGACAATTAATCAAGTCGGTTGCAGATACAACTGATAAGTTAGTTGACTTACAAAAGAAAGTCAAAGAATTAGATGAAGATTCACCCAAAAGTCCAAGTAGTGTCACTAACAATGCTTTGTTTGTAGGGTCTACATCAGAGTTGTCAAAGATGCTCAAGAAGGGTTTTCTAAATAATAACGAGTCTAACGAAGCTAAATAATATGAAGAAATGTAAACAAGGCTACTATTATTGTCACACTGATAAGAAGTGTAAGAAGATTCCTATTGGATATCGAGTCGGTTATGGTGGTTATCTCAGGAGAGACGACGAAAAAAATGGTAATGGCAAATCTAACGGAAGTTCTAACGGAAATGGGAGTAACGGGAATGGTTCTGGAAATGGTAACGGTGGCTCTGGTGGTAATGGTGGTGGTAATGGCTCAGGCGGGGGCGGAGTAGGAGAAAATGTAGAAATCAGAACTGCAAATGGTGATTTATATGCAACTATCATTGATATCATGAGTAGTGACCATATGAAACCAGTTCTTGATTCAAAAGGCGTTTGGACGGGAACAAGAATAGAAGAGAAGGATCATGAATATGAAATGATTCGCAGTCAGATGAAGACAACAAAGAAATCAGCGGATCGAATACATAAAAAAGTCAAAAAAGGTGAAGGTAACATCAAAGCATGGGTTCAGTCTAAAATTACAAAGGCAACTGATTACTTGGATGGAGTTGCCGATTACTTAGATAATAAAGAAGAGTAGATTATGGTTGATAATGTATACCTTGGCAATCCGAATCTAAAAAAAGCAAATACACCGATAGAATTCACTGAAGAGAATGTCATTGAATTTATGAGGTGTAAAGAAGATCCTGTATATTTTGCTAAAAAATATATCAAAATTGTTTCTCTTGATGAGGGATTAGTCCCCTTCAATCTATATCCTTTCCAAGAAAAATTAGTACGTAACTTTCATGAAAACAGGTTTAATATCTGCAAGATGCCAAGACAGACTGGTAAATCTACTACTGTGGTATCTTATCTTCTACACTATGCGGTATTCAATGACAACGTTAATATAGGTATTCTTGCGAACAAAGCAAAGATTGCGATGGATCTACTTGGTAGATTGCAGACTGCATATGAGAATTTACCAAGATGGATGCAGCAAGGTATCATTGCTTGGAACAAAGGTTCATTAGAATTAGAAAACGGTTCGAAGATATTGGCAGCATCTACATCTGCATCTGCTGTTCGTGGTATGTCATTCAACATACTATTCTTGGACGAATTTGCTTTTGTACCGAATCACGTTGCAGATGATTTCTTTGCATCTGTTTATCCTACTATTTCATCTGGTACAAATACAAAAGTGATTATTGTATCCACGCCTCGTGGTATGAATCATTTTTATCGTATGTGGCATGATTCAGAGAGAGGTAAAAATGAATATGTCCCGACTGACGTGCATTGGTCAGAAGTACCAGGTAGAGATGATGTGTGGAAAGAACAAACGATTGCAAATACATCTGAGCAACAATTCAAGGTTGAGTTTGAATGTGAATTCTTAGGTTCTGTTAATACTCTTATCAATCCTGCTGTATTGAGAAATATGGTGTATGACAATCCAATCACTAAAAATGCAGGACTTGACATATACGAAAGACCTGAAAAAGATCATAATTATATCATTACTGTTGATGTTGCAAGAGGACTTGGAAATGATTATTCAGCATTTATAGTTTTTGATGTTACACAGTTTCCTTATAAAGTTGTTGCAAAGTATCGAAATAATGAAATCAAACCGATGCTTTTTCCAAATGTGATATTAGATGTGGCAAAGGGATATAACAATGCATATTTATTGGTAGAAGTAAATGATATTGGAGATCAAGTTGCAAGTATACTTCAATATGATTTGGAGTATGAAAATTTATTGATGGCATCAATGAGAGGTCGTGCAGGTCAAATTGTAGGGCAGGGTTTTTCTGGAAAGAAAACACAACTGGGTGTGAGAACAACTGCTGCTGTAAAGAAACTTGGTTGTAGCAACTTAAAGACGATGATTGAGGATAATAAGTTGTTGACTTGTGATTATGAAATCATATCTGAATTGACAACATTTGCTCAGAAGCATAACTCATTTGAAGCAGAAGAGGGTTGTAATGATGATTTAGCAATGTGTCTTGTTATATTTGCATGGTTAGTTGCACAGGAATATTTCAAGGAAATGACTGATAATGATATTCGAAAAAGAATATATGAAGAGCAAAAAAATCAAATCGAACAAGATATGGCACCGTTTGGTTTCATAGCAGATGGTTTTGACGATGAGTCTTTTGTTGACAAGGATGGCGAAAGATGGTACGCTGATGAATATGGTGATCGCTCATATATGTGGGATTATATGTAATGAATTACAAAGAACAAATCAAAAATTTAGAGAAAGAAAATAAAAGTTTAAAAATGCAAGTTGACTTTTTGAAAGAGCAGTTGGCATATAAAACATTTGGAAAACCAAATATAAATGAAAAGACTTGATGGACTTAGATGATCAATTAAAATTAGATCATTTACTCTTCTCTGAAAGAAAGTGTAGAACTTGCGGTCAAGTGAAAGACTTAATCGCTGACTTCTACTTATCAAGAAAAAATAAATTATCATCACCATCTGCATATTCATATGAGTGTAAAACCTGTACGATTCAAAGAGTTACGAAGTCCAGAAGAAAAACACTAATCGAATGGGAGTATCCAGATTGGTAGTTCGTGCATTGTTTCCCCATTGTAAATACCCTTTTTCATAAATATTTTCAGAACAAAAATGACGGAGTAAGGGATGGCATTAAATTTAGCATCTCCTGGTATTTTAGTAAGGGAAGTCGATTTAACTATTGGTAGAATCGATGGATCAACAGGTAAAATTGGTGGTATAGTAGGACCATTTGAGAAAGGACCTGTTGGTGATCCTGTAACGATTACTGGTGAAAATGAATATGTTGAACAATTTGGAAAACCATATGAAGTAGATAAACACTACGAAACTTGGATGGTAGGATCATCTTACTTAGCGTATGGCGGAGTATTAAGCGTTATTAGAGCAGATGATACTGGTTTAAAAAATAGTAATGATAATTCTCAGTCTATAAAGATTAAGAGCACAGATCATTATAAGGAATTAGGTTATGATGAAAATACATTGTCAACAGTCACAGTCGCTGCAAAAAATCCAGGCACTTGGGCGAATGATTTAAAAGTTGCAATCATAGATGGTGCTGCTGATCAAATTTTGACAATGAGTACAAGTGGTGTTAGTCAATTTACAGCAGCGGTTAGTAATGCAGTGGGAATTGCAACAGTTGGATCATCTGTTATAAGTGGAATCACAACGACTTCCATTGCTGTAAATCAGGTAGTAAAATCTACTGTAGTTGGAGTGGGGGTAACTGTTTTATCTATTGGTGTGAGTCAGGTAACTATTTCAAAACCCACGATATTATTATCTGGGGAAACTACATTTGATTTTGGAACTGAAGCATTTTCTGCTGCAGCACCAGTGGTTGGTTCTGGTATAGAACAAGATGTTTCTGCTGGTACTGTCGTGTCAGGAGCTGGTGGAACAAGTTTACTTGATGGAAAATTCAAAGGTATAATTACAGAGGTAGGATCTGGTAATGTATCAGTTAAATTCTTATCACATGTTTCTGCTGCAGGTACTGAGACAGCACAGGACTTTAATAGTATATACAAATTCTCTGGAACAGGATTAGTTGCAATTACCTCAGAAGGAGAGTCAACATCTTATGGATCAACTGCTGTTACATCAGCAAAAGATTGGTTTGATGAGCAGACTTATGATGTAACCACTTCAACAAAAGGTGGAACTACAACTACAGTAACTGCTAAGTGGAATG